ATCGTTATGGCAAAATACATGCGACATCCAGATTGCGTGATGCTCTATTCAAACCACCTACTAACATTGATGTTGATGCTCCTCTCACTGCTCCACCACAATGTATGCCTGCATACTGCAAAGGTGATGATACAGTGAAAGCATATCAAACATACTATATAGTAGAGAAGTCAGGTTTTGCAAAATGGACTAATAGAGTACCACCAAAGTTTTTCATGGAGATGAATGATGACGAGGGAACCTCATTGGGACTACATGAGTCGGAGACTTAGAGAGGAAGATATGAAAGAATCTTTACATTCGGTATTGAGTGAGAGGCAAAAGATGGAACTCAATAAGATTTATAATGATGCTAATGAGATAAAGATTTTAAAATCTCAGGCAGAAGAGTTGCAGGGACAACTACAAGCGGCTTATAAGAGAATAAAGATTCTAAATGAATCTGTAACTGAACAACGTGACAAAATTTTTAGGTTGGAAAAATTGATTCCAGCTAAACAATTGGAGTTTGAATTTTAATGAATGGTGAAGATTCGTTTGAGGCAGTACAATATGTTCCTGTTCTCAAAACTGATTTTATTATGAAGACAACTCTAGATAAAGAGTTATGTAATACTTTAATAGAATTGGCAGGACAAAAACTAGAAACTGGTATTGTCGATAACCTAGAAGGTGTTCGACGAACAGGTTGGCATCTTCAATTGGACAAGGACATTGCGCCTTATCTACAGAGAGTTTCAGCAAAGGTTGAACATTGTATTTCCACCAGATTAAATTATCCACATTTCAATAAACGCAAACCAGCTTCAATGAAAAGAAATGGTATGCAATTTGTTGTTGCAATGTATAATGCTTGGATTAGCTTCTATGATAATAATAGTTTTGTTCATCCTCATTGTCATGAAGAAGCACCTAATTTTTATTCTATTGCAGCATATCTTTCGACAGGAGACAGTGACACAAGTTTAAGCTTTATGACAGATGAATCACCATCGCATGGTATTAATAGGCCAAGAGTTGTGTGTAAGCAGGGAGATTTAGTTATTTTTCCATCAAATCTATATCACTATACGAATGATACATCTGATGGGAGAATTGTATTATCTGGAAATTATTATGCTGGATATATGCCAAACATTAATATGGGAGAAGGATAATGCCAACATACACATTTATTAATTTAGAATCTGGAATAGAATACGATGAAGTCATGTCAATGTCAGAGTATGATAAGTATATGGAGAACAATACAAATGTTGAGAGAGTCTTTCAACCAATCGCTCTTGGTAGTGATCATATGATGGGTGTTGGACCAAAGGTGGATGCTGGATTTACAGAGAATATGCAGAGGATATCAGCAGCACATCCCAATTCACCAATAGCAGATAGATATGGTAGTGGACGAACAAATGCACAAATTAAAGCACAGGGTATAGTGAATAAGCACAAAAACAAATAGATATATATGATGTGGGCGAGAAAATCATACTTCAGCACCGATGCACAGCGTCTATGTAAGCTTGGAAGTCACTCCGCCCTTACATCAGAGGGGGGTGCCGGTTGCCCCCCTCACCCTAATATGGAAGCAGAAAATGGCAGCACAAAAAAATAAAGAAGTAAGCTCTAAAGACCTTGTTGTAATCAAACCAATCACTGAAAATCAAAAGGTTATATTCGATACATGGAAAAAAGGACAAAACCAATTTCTATTTGGTGCGGCTGGAACAGGTAAAACTTTTGTCTCATTGTATCTTGCTTTGCAGGATATAATGGACCTAAAGAAACCATACGACAAAGTTATTTTGGTGCGTTCTCTTATCCCAACAAGAGAGATTGGATTCTTGCCGGGTGATGAGGAAGATAAGTCTGCATTGTATCAAGTGCCGTATCAGAATATGGTTCAGTTCATGTTCAAGATGCCAAATGAAACAGCGTTCAATTCTCTATATCCTAAGTTGAAGGCTCAGTCATCTTTATATTTTCTATCAACTTCTTTTCTAAGGGGGTTGACATTTGATAATAGTATCATTATAGTAGATGAATGCCAGAATTTAAATTTTCATGAGCTAGATACGATTATCACCAGAATAGGTCAAGATTCTAAAATTATATTTTGTGGTGATTTTGCTCAATCAGATTTACAAAGGACAAACGAGAAAAATGGTTTACATGATTTTCTAAGAATACTAGAAGAGATGAAAGAATTCAATTGTACAGAGTTCACTATTGGTGACATTGTTCGGTCTGGCTTTGTGCGTAGTTATCTAATCAACAAGACCAAAATGGGAATAGGAATGGAATAAAATGGATATATCATTTAATACAAAACCAGCAGTAAGTTTCATGTCTGTTGGTTTCGACAGTGAAGTGATTGAAGAACTTAATACACATATAGACGATGAACTGATTGATGCTATGGACCGTGCTAAAGGACCAATCAAGTTTTCCCATACACTTGATTATGTGGGAAAGATGTTTGGTGATTATATCTGTAGGTTGAGTAATACCTACATGAAGGAAGCTAATATCGATATTGTCACTAATGAAAAAGCGTCTGAATATGCTCCATCGATCACAGGTGATGAACACAGAGAATACAATCCTAAAATGCATTCCATGAGCATTGAAAGAATTTTTTCTGGCACTACTCAACAAGGCAATACAGATGGAGAGTTGTCTTGTATTCTATATCTCAAAGTGCCAGAACAAGTTGCTGGAAAGGTTGAGTTTGCCGATTATGGCACTTTCGATGATGGCAAAGAAGAAGTAACCAATGGGGGATACACACACCTCTCATGGGGAAGTATCAGTGAAGCCTCATTTTTAAAACCTGTCACAGAACAATATCTTAAACCAGAAGTTGGAAAAATGATTATGTTTCCATCTTGGTTAAATTATGTAGTGATGCCTTTCTCTGGTGATGGAGAGAGCAGAATCCTAACAGCTAATGTTAATTTGCCGGAGAAACAAAATGAACATTGAACAACTTAGAAAACAATTGGAAGTGGATGAAGGATGTGAGTACAAGATTTATAATGACCATCTTGGTTACGCTACTTTTGGTATCGGTCATCTTGTTAAGGAATCTGACCCAGAAAAATCCCTTGACTTGGGCACCCCCGTTTCTTCTGAGCGAGTCGCTGAAGCCTTCGAGTCGGATATCCAAAGCGTCTTGCGAGACTGCAACATCCTTTACTCAGACTTTCACATTTTGCCAGAAGAAGCTCAACAAGTGATTGCCAATATGATGTTCAACCTTGGGCGTCCAAGACTATCCAAGTTTGCTGGAATGAAACGTGGTGTCGATGCGAGAGATTGGAATCAGGCAGCAGATGAAATGGTTGATTCAGCATGGTATCGTCAAGTCACAAATCGGGCTGATCGTTTAGTAGAGAGAGTTAGAGCATTAGCATAATGGAACCTAAAATGTTTGACCACGACCAAATTTCTCTACCAGAAATTTCAGCAAAAACCACTAACGGTGTTCGTCTGTATGAAACACCAGAGGGCAACAAGTATCCATCCATCACCACTGTTCTATCAGTCCGTAATAAGCAGGGACTGTTTGAGTGGCGTAAGCGTGTTGGTGAGGATGTCGCAAATCACATTGCAAGAACTGCTGCTGCAAGAGGTACGAAGGTTCATGCTATGTGTGAAGACTACCTCAACAATGTACACCTTGACTGGCCTAATAAGTGGGAGAAGCATAAGAAACACTTTCTTCCTATGTGTTTATTTAACCAGCTCAAAGAAAAGGCTCTTTGTCATATAAATAATATATATGCTCAAGAGTGCGGGCTGTATAGTGATAAATATAAAATTGCTGGTCGAGCAGATTGTATTGCGAACTATAAGGGAAAGCTGTCAATTATTGACTTCAAGACCTCAACAAGAGAACGCACAGACGATTGGAATGAGAACTACTATATCCAAGGTTCGGCATATGCAGAAATGTTTGGTGAGAGAACAGGCATAAGGGTTACTCAAGTGGTAATTCTTGTTGTCACTGAAGATGGAACTGTGCAAGAGTTTGTAAAAGAGAAATATGACTATCTTCCTTTGCTCATCGAAACTATTGCAGAATGGAGAAATAAAAATGAAGTATTTATTAGCGGTGATAATAATCGCCTTCCTAGTATACTCCCCTAATGCTGCATCAGCAAAAGAGGTTACCATATGGTCAAAGGGTTCTACAGTTGTAACAATTACTATTTGTAAAGATGAAGAGACAATTCTAAAAATAGTAAAGGCCGACACAATAAGTGAAGAGGAAGTTCTTGCAAGAATGTATGCTCTTACAAGTTTAAAATATTGTATAAATTTGCCTATGCCTCTACCGTTTTATGTCAAGGCTCTTCTTGTAGAATACAAAGATTTTAGACAAATAGATAGTGTAGTGTTGTCTATAGCAAAAATAAATGAACCAGATAAACATATTGGATTTGTTCTTGCTGCTGGAAAATACCAAGAGGACAAAGGAATTTGAAAACTAGAATTATAAGCAACTATTGGAATAAATTTGTAGAATGAGTATTTTTGATGTAAAATTTGATACTTTAGATGTGAGATTGAATGTGCCTATTTGGGAAACAGTTTCTCCATATGAACTGAAATATAAGGCTATGAAATCAATTATAAATATGGTAGAAACTCACGGTAAACTCATTCTTGGATATAGTGGAGGAATGGATTCTGGGTTTATTCTTTGTTGTGTAAAAGACCTTCTTCAGAATAATCTGATATATGAAAATCAAATAGAAATTGCAAGCGCCAGATATTTGATTAATGGAGAAGTTGCTACTCTTGATTTTGACAGGTCGCAAAGGTTCGCTAAATCTCTTGGCTTCAATCCAAGAATTGATGATCTTGAATTAGACGAAAAATTTCTTTTGGAATGTATGGAGTGGGGTGCAAGATGGAAGATACCGGATGTTGTTTCCTTGACGCAAATTCTTTGGAGGATGAGGCAACCTCATGTGGTTATTAAAGGGGTTGCCACCCCCGGATATGGTTACAGTCGTGATATGAATCCAATGAAATATCTCTTGAGAATGACTAGTTCTAAAATGTCACATCACATACCGGAAAATAATTCTATTGATATTTGGGATTATGATAGCGATGTGTTTTCGGCTTTATGTTCTCCATATTGGTTGAAAAAGAGAGATATTGATTATGAACCATTTGAAAACAAATATCCCGGCAACCCATTTAATCCAATAGCATTTAATGAGAGATTGCCTAAAATAATGTTAATTCTCCAATGTTATCCAGAATTGACAGCATTATTTTTCAAATTTTCAACATTTAATAATTTTTTTCTTCCTCCGATATTGAGAGAAGCGATAAAATATTATAATTCAAAATTTCCTATGGAGGAGTGTACAACAAATGTATGTCTTCCGAATGGGAAATCATTTTATTCATTGAAAGAAGTGGAAGATTATTTTGTTTCATAATAATTGGATTACATATGATTATAATAACTTGACTATCAATGAATATCCCAACAAAGATTTTAGTCCTACTACATTTCGAGATGTGTTAGCAAGACAGGCTAAAGTTATATACGATGATGTTAAACCAACGGTGTTTTTATCTGGTGGCATAGACTCTCAAGCAATTGCACTTGGTTTTATTTTAGCAGAACTTGATGTTGAGTATGTCTATATTCGTCCAAGTTATTATGGCCACTATAATGAACTTGATTATTTCTTTGTCACGCAGTTTTGTAGTAAACACAATATCAATTTAAAAATTATTGATCTTGAGTTTGATAAAAGAAGTCTTGGTGAGTTTCTATTAGAACATGATTTTTTTAATACTGGAACAGGGTCGGGCACAATTTTTTTGCTAGAGGGAATAAGAAGACATAAAGGTGGAACACCAATTACTGCTGATGGTCATTTTGTTTTTGAAAGGGAGGGCAATGAATGCCGAGGAGTATTTAAGAAGCCGGGTCTATCATTAAGTCATGGAATTAAAGTTGAAGATCAAATTTTGTTTGATTTCTATTATAATTATATGTTCCAATATTATGAACACATACATAGAACGACTCCAGAAATTCAATATCTAACTAGAATGGAAACAAAAAATTTGATATACACTCAACTTGGTCTTCCCTTTAGACCTAAATTATCTGGTTGGGAATTTTTAGATGAGAATTGTGATTACTCGAGTCTTTCTGTTATTGATTGGTCAAATGACCATAGTTGGAAAGCAAGGTTGACAAGGGGTATTAATGTGATAGTGGAAAAGTTAGATTTACCGAAAGAATATATTGATTATAAATTAAAAAATCAAAAAGAAGACTCATCCAGATTCGTAACTTTATATAAGTTTAAAAGAAACAATTAATGACAAAGGTATTTGAAAAAAGGTATTGACAAATACATTCCCATATGGTATAAATAAGATACAGTTTGATGAAACAGATCGAACGACAGACTGGACTTGGGGGCAGTACCCAACGCCTCCACCATGAGAACAGAAATGAAACATTTAAAAGACACAGGTTACACATACTTCGGACACATGTTTAGAGCTTTTAGTGTATCCTTTGTTTTAATCATTCACGGGATTTTTCCTTGGGTTTGGGAAACGAAAGCAAGTGAATTGCTCTGTTCTGATGATGGGGGCGAAACAGGATCGACAGGTGTTAAATAGAGAAGTGGAGAACTGTGGATTGACCGCCTTATAGGTCATAAACTATACGCAAATGATAATTTTGCACCCATGGCTCTTGCTGCGTAAGCAGTAAGTGTTCGGAGTTTCGGTAGGTTCCTTGGCAACAGAATAACCTACCACCTTATTTAAGTGACGGCAACCTATTGCTATATCGACACTTAATGAGTTTGGTAGTTCTCTTTATAGGACTAAAAACTACCACTTACTATACTTTCTTCGGGTGATGCCGTAATACATCCGTGGGGGGTCACGGTTAGCCTCCCAACCTCACATAAAATTATAGAATGGAGACAATATGCCACTGAATACACCAAAGACATTTTGTATGAAGATTGAAAATATTGTGAAGGAGAAGAGAATAACCCACATGGATGCCGTCCTTTGGTATTGTAAAAAAGAAGGACTAGAACTAGAAGGCATCAATTCCCTAGTTTCAAAAGCACTAAAAGAGAAGATTGAAGCTGACGCAAGAGAATTGAATTTTTTACCTCGTCAAGCAAAATTACCTATATAAGTGCTTGACATATTCAATGAACTGTAGTATTATAATATTATGTTAACTGTCGTGCATGACGGCAGCAACCCTTGTAATGGAGACTTCAAATGGAAGTAACAGTACACTTAGATGGTGACCCCGCAATCCGTGAAGAAGGTTTCTTCGCCTCTCAGGTAGGTGGACTTCTTGATCGTGTTCGTGGTCTAGAATTCGATAATGCCGAGTTGGTGAAAACCAATGAGGAACTAGGTGAACGAGTTCAGAAACTCGCAACTCAACGCCCGTCAGGGTTTCGTCCACGCCGCAACAATAAGCGGTAATTAGTGTGTGCCGGTGTAGCTCAACGGTAGAGCAATTGCTTTGTAAGCAATAGGTTGTGAGTTCGATTCTTACCACCGGCACCATTTTTTATGGAGCAGTCATGTTCAGTAGAATGAAAAGATGGTTAGAGAAATATACAGAAAGTAAATCTGCTTCAATTCCAAAATATTTAGGTGGTAAGAAATCTGGAGCAGAGTTGAATAATATGAGAAGAGAAAAACAAGCAAAACATGAGGATTTGTTGAAGTGATGGATGTTACATTAGTTGATAGCATGGGAAGTGATTTGTCAGTGGTGAATGCTGCCCGTGTTTCTTTTGCAAAGGTGCATGATAATTTTGATAATGATAAAGACACTAAACTGATTAACTATCTTGCAAAGCATAATCATTGGAGTCCCTTTGGTCATGCGTCTTTACAGTTTCATATCAAAGCTCCTATATTTGTTGCAAGACAGTTGGTCAAGCATCAGATTGGTTTAACATGGAATGAGGTGTCAAGGCGATATGTGGATGATGAACCAACTTTCTATTACCCTCTTATCTGGAGAGGTAAGGCAGATAACAAGAAGCAGGGGTCGTCGAGTGTAGAGATTGATATCAATCCTGCTGGTTCTAGTGGACCTGCTATGGTGGATGCATACAAACAAGCAATGCAGAAATGTAAGTGGACATATGAGGAGTTGCTAAGAAAGGGTGTGTGTCCAGAACAGGCTCGTATGGTTCTTCCACAGTCAATGAATACCGAATGGTACTGGAGTGGTACACTGTACGCATTTGCCCGTGTATGTAATCTACGATGTAAACCAGATGCACAGGTAGAGACACAGATGGTTGCTGACCAGATTGATAAGTTGTCAGCAGACACCTTTCCTGTGAGTTGGGAAGCACTACGTTCATGAGTAAAGCTGTTGTCATGGGAAACGGTGAGTCTAGGTCTTGGTGCAACCCAAATACTAAATGGGTTGATGCTAGGACATGGGGATGTAATGCCGTTTACCGTGACGCAGCACCAGATAATCTTGTTGCTATGGACTACGGTATGCAACAAGAGATATATGATTCGGGTTATAAGGGTAAATGTTATTTCTCAAACTGGAGTGTTGTTCCAGCAGAAGTTGCTGATATGATGCTCATGGGATTTGATATACCAGATAACTTTATTCATAGGAGTAAGAACAAAACTGACCAGTGTGTGATATCTGGCAAAGACCCTGCAACGGTTCATGAGTCTATTGAGTATATGATAAAGATGCATCCAAGTTTAGACATGGATGATCTCAAACTCAAGATGGAAAAGGATATTGGAATCTGGATTACCTATGTAAATGAGAATGACAACATAGTGGATGTTGGTAATCCTAATCTATCAACTGGCAGTATGGCTTTACTGTGTGCATGTCATGAACAAAATGCAGAAGAGATTTATATGTTAGGATTTGATTTGAGTACATACGATGAGACAATCAATAACATATATAAAGGGACAGACAATTATTTGCCTGCCTCTGCGAAAGGGTTCAATCCTGTAAATTGGATGAACCAAATGACTGAACTTTTTGACAAGTATAAGGATAGAACTTTTTATTGGGTAGACTGCAAAATGAAAGGCACTAACAGTTGGCATGGTTCAACTGTGCAAGACTACCATCTCAATGTAAAGTGCTTGTCAAAAGAAGAGTTCTGTAAAGAACTATCATTGAACGATTATATATAAAGGAGTATTGACATTTCTACTACATCATGATACATTTAAACATACTTAAACATACGAAATATACATACACATAAGGAGACTACAATGTCGTTAGCTGCAATGAAGAAGCAGAATAGTTTGGATTCACTATTGGGTGCTGCCCAGAAAGAATCTGCCCCCCTAGAGAAGAAGTCTTACGTTGATGAACGTCTTTGGAAACCTACGATGGATAAGACCGGCAATGGTTATGCTGTCATTCGTTTCCTGCCCGCACCAACGGGTGAAGACCTTCCTTGGGTTAAACTTTGGAACCACGCTTTCCAAGGGCCAACTGGTCAATGGTTTATTGAGAACTCATTGACTACGCTTGGTAATAATGATCCTGTGTCGGAGTATAACTCTAAACTCTGGAACTCTGGTATTGAGTCTGATAAGGAGATTGCTCGTAAGCAGAAGCGTAAGTTGCAATATTACTCAAACATCTATGTGGTGAGTGATGCATCAAATCCTCAGAACGAGGGTAAGGTCTTCCTCTATCGTTATGGTAAGAAGATTTTTGATAAGGTGATGGAAGCAATGCAGCCTCCATTTCCTGATACAGACCCTATCAACCCATTTGATTTTTGGGAAGGTGCGAACTTCAAGTTGAAGCTTCGTAAGGTAGATGGTTACTGGAACTATGATCTCTCATCCTTTGATGGTGCATCTGCATTGTCTGATGATGAGGACAAGTTGGAGAGCGTTTGGGGGAGTGAACATTCTCTCTCAGAGTTCACTGCACCATCTAACTTTAAGACTTATGATGAGTTGAAGACTCGTCTTGATATGGTCCTGTCTGGTGTAACCAAGACAAGCACAGTAGAAACTCTCATGGAAGATGAACCTACTGCACCTGTTAAGGTCAACACCAAACCAAAACCAGCACCGACTGTTTCGGCAGATGATGGTGATGACGCTATGTCATACTTTGAGAAGTTGGCTGAAGGGTAAACTAATCTGGTTTACTATAAACCCCTCACTGAGAAATTGGTGAGGGGTTTTCTTTTACATAAATCCTTCAGATGCCCTAGCTAGAGCGCCTCCCGCCGCTGGGTTTTGTAAAGTTTTATTTTGTTCAATTACAGTTGGTGCCGATGTGTTAGATTTTTGACTATTATCATTTTGCTGTATTATTACAGGTGGTGGGGTTTTACTTGCACTTTCAGCGGTGCTTATCTTTCTTGCTTGATCAATCGCATCCTGCGCTGTCGGCATCTTGCGGCCTTCATCGAATTTTTGCCTCTTCCCATTCTTACCCATTCCGCCGAAATCAGACTCCTCGTCAACGCCTGCTGCACGAAGTCTATCTTCATGAACTTCCCTCTGGGCTCCCGCAATTCGCCTCCTTTGAGAAGAAGTGTCGTTCCTCGCTCTTTTCCTTTGGATTCCAGTCGCTGCAAGACTGGAATCTCCTAAGTCCGTACCTGATGCTGCCATCTCTCTTTCAGCAATCCCCATCCTCTCGAACTTTCGTTTACCGAATTTACCTTTCTCAGAGGCAGGAGCATCTTTCTTCGCATCATCAGAACTATCAGTCTCGGACAAGTTTGTCTTGTTGCCCGAAAACGGGGCAGGAGCAGAAGCTTTTTTATCATCATCACCACCACCAAAACCGAAAAACCCAGCTATTTTGCCCCCAATCTCACCTGCTTTGCCCAAGATACCACTGAAAAGAGCTTTGAAATCTATATCAAATATATCCGTAAAGAATTTTACAACCCTTGCAATCACAGCTGAGAACAGGTTTACAAAACTCTTTATCAATTTTTCACCGTTATCAAAAACTTTACCAAAAAAATCCTCAAAAACTTTTTCAAAACTAAACTCTTGGAAAATCTTTGCCAAATCCTCAAAACCAAAAAACGCTAAAACATCAGCAATCATATTTTTTGCAAAATCAAGTAGTTTTCCAAATGCTCCAAAGAATTGTACAAATGCTACCCGTATCAGTTCTCCTACACTTGCACCCTCATCAAATGCTTTCTTGACTTCAATAAAAGTATCGTATAACGCATATCCCACTACTGCAATAGCAGCAACAATTGCAAGAAATGGTAGGATGGCTAAACCAAAGAATCCTGAAATAGTAGAAAGTACAGATGTTAATGTAGTAATAACTGGAGCCATAATAGCTTTAATTCCCAAAAATATTGTTTTCATTAATCCAAAAGCCTTAAATGGGTTGAGTATTGTAAAAAGAGCAAACAGGCCAAGGAATGCTGTGTTTATCAAACCAATTTTATCAATCACAAAGGCAACACCATCAATAAAGTCAAATAGATATTCTTTCATTTTTGCAAATATTTTTGGATCATTCATAAAATATGCCAAAGCTGGTATAATCGCTACTGCCAATATACCAACAAACCCTTTTATCAATTTGAAAAATCCACCAAATTTTTTCATGAAACCGCCACCCTCTTCACCGCCACCTTCGCCGCCATCCGCACCCGGCG